AAAGTAATGTTCTTGATTTATTAAGAAATGCTCGAATGGCTTATTCTATTCTTTCGAGATATTATAATTTTGAAAGTGGTACTGAATTAAACGATGATGTATCTATTCTTAATAGTCTTGATGTACTTGCTAACAGTGTTTCTGACTTTATAGATGATACTGAATCGAGAGATGAGTTTAATACTAATGACTATCGTTATTATATTAGTGATTCAATGCGTAATGCTCTTGATGCTATTGAAAATACTATTGTAAAACTTGATGGTCGTCAGATATTTACTGATAATCACGTTTATACTTACGAAGATATTCTCGATTCTATATATCAGCAAACAGATGGTCGTAATGATGTTATCAAATATTATGAACCCATTTGGTATGCACTTAAATATTTCAAAAATGATGTAAATGTTAATACAATATATCAACAAATGAGTAAGAATGGTGTTCCACAAGAACAACTCGATGCTCTTAAACGTTTGTTTGATATTATTAATAAACGAATTGCTAATCCTATTCAAACAACAGACAGTGCTTATCTTGATAGTAACTTAAATCTTCGTGGTAAGTTTTTAAGTGATTTCTTCAAAACTCATATTCAACGTGAATTTGAAACTAATGGTTTCAAAGGTTTACGTCGTCTTACACCTGAAGTTTATAAGATTATCACAAGTCCTGAATATTATAATCCTAAAACTCATGTTATTAAAAACAACATTACAGTTAATGGTGTTAAATTCAAGGCTACTGAATTATTTGATGCTTTAAGAACTTTACACGAAGGTCAAGAATTTGAAGTTATTTATAAAGATGGTAATGTCGATGTTAATTTAGATGTAAATGGTAAGAAACTATTAATTGAACGAATTGGTTTAGGTGATAGTGAAACTTATCATGGAATCCAATTAGGTAGAATTGATGAAAGTGGAGTTAATCAATATGATTCTGCTTTTGGTAATTCTTATGGAACATCTAAATTTGTAGATACTATTATCAGAAAAGCTGGTGGAAGTGATACAATATTTAACTTAACAAAAGAGTTTTATAAAGTATATACTGAAGCCTTAACTCGTGAACAACAAAATTCTGATTCAGTTGTTTCAAAACTGAAATCAATTATTAAAGAATTAGATAAATATGGTAATACATCAAAAACTGAACATTCTGAAATAATCAATGCTTTCATTGGAGCTATCCAATATAATACCGAAGTTGAAGGTGTTAGTCCTGAAGCATTTGATATTGAAGCTCTTGATTTAAATAAGGTTTATTATCTTATTAGTCCTATGTTCTATAACGTAAGACTTAAAAATCTTAATGATTATGTTCGTTATGGACTTAGAATCAAGAACGCTTATCAGAATCTAAATACTAAACTTGGAAATGACTTTATTCAAAGTCAAAAACTTATTACTGAAATTAAAGAAAAAGGTTCTGCAATTTTAGTATTAAAAGGTATTAATAAATCTCCTATTACATTCGCCGATTCAAGTGGTTATCGAGCTAATGTAAATGAAGAGATGCAACGTACTGTCATAGTTGATGGTAAACCTGCTGTTAATATTATTCAACGTCAGCCTGATGCTGATGGTTTAATGTTAGTTTCATCACTTACTACTGACACTGCATTTAATAATCCTATTGTTGAAGATAAAATTACTTCATCTGATAGGCATTTCCAAATGTATGCTGAAATTCAAGCTAATGCTAGTGAAAATGGAAAAAGTTATATTCCGTTACATCGTGGTAATTTAGCAAGTGATGTTGCAGATACACCGTTTAATGTAGCTGCTATGGAATTTGTTACTCAAACTATGAGTGATATTATTTCAGATGCTACGTTTACATCTCTTCCGACTGATGCTAAATCTGGTCTGTATACTCTTGTAGATGATACTAATAAGACTCGAACTAAAGCTCATAATGCTAATATTCGTAGTCGATTAGCTCCTTTATCAGAAGCTATCATTACAAGTTATAATCGTGGAGTTCCGGGAGCTGAATGGTTTAACATTAGTTCTCTTTATGAAAATACAGACCCAGCTACTGGAAAAACTCGTTATATTAAACATTTAGATTTCCAAACAGTTGTTCGTAAAAAGAATATACTTGGAAATGGAATAAGTTATATCAATAGAATTAGTATTGAATATACTAAATCTGGTGATAAATTTACCCCTGTTAAACTTCGATTAAGTCGTAGAGTAATTCCAGTTAATAGAACTACTTCAAAAGTTCGTATTGCTAAGAGTCCTTTTACAGCACGAGAACTTGCTCAATTAAATGGTATTATTGAAAAGAGTAAATCTAACAAAGGAACTTACGCTGTAATTGATTTGCAAGCAAGAGGTATTACTGGTAAAGATTTAACTGATTTACTTAATCATAATCTGTTCCGTAAACTGTATGGTAATATGCAACGTAGTGTTACTACTGCATTACAAGGCGACCACTATACTTACGGTGTTAAAACAGACGATGGTTACGCAGCAGTTAAAGGTCAATATAAATCTAAAATACTTGATTGGGCTAAACAACAAGGTATTGTTGATAAATCTGTTTCTTCAACATTTGATTCGATGCAAGATTTTATTCTTGACACCGGTGCTTTAACGACAAGTGTTATTGGAATTAGAGATACCAATGGTAATGTTGTTACCAATTATACTATTGATTCTATTCAACCTGCAATGTTCTTTGAACTTAAATCTGAAAGTTCTGATAATCCTATTCGAGAATCAGAAGATATGACGAAAGAATTTGCTGTTAAAGCAATTACAACATTAAGTTCAATGACAAATGATACTGAAACAAACTGGTATCAAAAACTTGTTAATATTACAGATGATAAAGTAGCAGGTCTTAGAGTATTAGGTGTTATACCTGATTTTGTATCTGAAGATGTTGCTAACAGAATCGCTGAATTATATGATAGAATTTATGCTGATGGTAAAACTAATTTCAGTATTAAGAAACTATCAAGTAAACAAGATTTCATAATTGCTCAATATGATAAAGGTACTGAAACTATCGTTATCAATAGCAATAAACTTACTAAACGTGATTTTACTGCTACTGATTTAGGTGTTAATATTACTCATGAATCTCTTCATAAGTATTTTGAACAACAAGCTAATTCTAAAGAATTATACGATAAACTTGCTACCTTAATTAGCGATATTAATGATACCGCATTTAAGGTTGATGCTAAAGAATTTAATGCTAAATATAAGAGCGATTTAACTGAACTTGAACTTGGTTATCTTCGTACATATCTTAAAATATTAAGTGAAATTCCTGCTGAAATAGTTACTTATGCTTTTACAAATAAACAGTTTGCTAATTTAGCAAATAGAATTATTGTAGAAGAAGCTCCAAAGATTAAGAAACGTAAAAGTCTTTGGGATAAAATTATTGATGCAATTCTTTCTGTTATTGGTATAGATACAGTTACTGATAATAGTTTACTTAGTAATGTACGAAATATAGTAGTTAATAGTTTGGATAGTGTGAATAGCCGACGCGCAAAAAGTCCGACAAGTGGGCGTGCAACCTCCTCTCCCACCGGGGAGCGGAGCGCTGGGCGAAGCCCAGCAGCGGAGCCAACCTCAGTTACAACTAATCAAACTAATGTTACAAACGATGCAACACATGATAATTTATCAGTTACGGAACCTATTAAAACACCTGATGTATTTCTGACAGAAAATCAAAGAGCAGCTCAAGCTGAATTAGATTTTCTTGATGATGACAGTGAAATTACGTTTGATGACAATAATTCTGAAACACTTAATAGTATTGATGTTTCTGATATTGGCCCGAACATAGTGATACCCGGTGGGGGAGTGGGTTTGACGCCCATTGGTCAGGTTTTTTCAAATAGTTCTGAAAATGTTTTGAATAATCAGAAAAATGTTGTATCTTCAAACGGTGGATATGTAATCGAATTTATTGACAAATATATTGATGACAATAATAACAAAATTTGTTAATTTATGAATGCACAATGTAGTCCTGAACCTTATCGTTTAACTGCTGATGGAAGACTTGAGAAATCTGGTCTTTATCATCAAATGAAGTCTTTTAAGACGAAGCCTATTGAAGATATTATTACATCTTTAATGGAAAAAGGTGTTTTACCTACTATTAAAGATTATAATAATATTCGAGGTTATGCTGAAGATAATGCTGATGTATCATTAGAGAATGCTTTTAAGCGTCGTATTCTTACAGCGTTTTTATATGCAGAAGCGGATGCCCGTACTCCTTATGGAGCTACGGGTTATCCCGTTTATACAAGTGGAGAACTTAAATTAGAATCTATATTAGCTGCTCTTTCGACAGATGAAACTTATAGTGAAGATATTCGTAAAGATTTTGAATCTCTTGGTAACGCATTAGGTCTTGATATTAAACACGCTTTTAATCCGTCTATTGTAAATACTGCTACATTTGATGAAATGGATTATGCCTATATGGCTCGTGTTTTAACTGCTGCTTACTTTAAGTTAAAAGGTCTTACTACGGAACAAAGACAAGCTCGTTTTGGAGCTAATTATCGAGATGTTTCTCGTAGTGGATTTAAAGCTTTAATTCTTGCTGAGTTTAATAAAGAACTTGAAGAGTATAAAGCTCGACCTAATTTTATTCCTACAAGATTCAACGATATTTTTGTAGCAAATGTACTTACTGATTTGAATAAAGGTAATAGTCAAATCTTTAATTATTTTCTTGATTATATTGATAAGAACTATGGTATTAATCGTAAGCGTGCTTATCAAAATAATCGGATTGTCAATGATGAAAGTACAGAAGAAGGACAACGTGATGCTATTGAAGATATTGAAGTAATGTGGGATGATTTACAAAAAGAACGTATTGATAGAAAAAATACGTTAGCATCTCATGTTAAAGCTCAAATAGCTCTTCTTGTAGGTTCGAGTAATTTCAAAAATAGAACTGCTAATAAAGCATACATTCCTGCTCCTATTGATATTAATGTTTTATGGAATAAACTTATTGAGGCACATCTTTACGATATTCAACCTCAAGATGTATATAATAGATTGCAACAACTTGCAGCTATAAATGATGAGTTTACTCCTATTCTTGAAATATTCCAACGAGTATTTGAAGATAATGGTTCTGCTGCTTCTGATTATGATAATTCTTTTGTAAATGCTTATATTTCTGGAATTAAACTTGCTGTTATTCCTGTAAATATTATGGTATTAGAAGGTGGTAATAATGCTACTATTTATCAGAATAATCGAGAATCATTTGGTGTCAAAACATATATTGATAGATTTGAAAGTGTTTTAAGTACAAATATTGAATTTGGATTGTATAATAATCTGAATGATGTACTTTATACCAATCCTAAATCTAAACGTATTTTTGAACCTATTTCAAGACGTAGTAAGATTGATAAAGCAGCTCTGTTAGATAAACAGATGTCTGTAATTAATTACTTAGGATTAGCAATTACTCGTGATGCTCTTACTCAATATTATAATGCAAATGATAATGCAAATGAAGTATATTCAAGAGTTAATTCTCTTCTTGAAAATGTAGTTAATGATACTAAGCATCGTGTTAATACATATCGTGGCAAAGAAATTCCTGCACATAATATTAATGGATATTTATATTCATTAGCACAGATTGCTACTTATGATTTTAACAGTTTTACGAATATGAGTTATCTTGATGTTCAAGGTAAACTTAATTATTCACCTCAGTATGATAGTATGCTTACAAAGTTCCTTCGTGGATTTGTTACTCGTACTGGTGTAAATACTGAATATATTAAACATATATTTAAAGATTATCTTAATGACCCTACGTTAACTGCTCCGGGTGCAGAAGATAATATTCTTATTTATGATGAAAAAACAGGTCTTGGTATATTCACTAAAAATAGTATTGGTGAATACGAAGTAAATCCTGCATTTATCTCTGATGTTGAACGTCGTTATCAATTTGCATTATCTGCATTTAACGGTGTTAAAATTGGAAATAAAGGTCTGAAATATCGTGAAGTACAAGGTGCTCTTTATACATATACCGAAGTTATTCTTAATATGCTTGGTCAATATGTATTCTTAACATCTGATAGTCCTCGTAGTTATATGATGACTACAAAACGACTTGAAGTTAATGATTTATTTATTAAAGATTCTTCTAAACCTCGTACTTCAATTCATGTTAAGACTTTTGGTTCTAATTATACACCTGCGGCTGTTGCAGCACATCCTAAATCAGTATTTATTTTCTCAGGTAATACTAAAAGTCGTGCAATAGGTGCTCCAGCAACATCTGGACAAGAATCTATTCGAGGTCTTAAAAATACTATCGAAATTGATGGTTTTAAGGGTGAGAATATTACTCCGAATAAACCTACGACAACAGATTATTTTACTGATGCAGATTATGATGCCTATGTAAAAGATTTTGAAAGTCGAGTAGTTCCTTTTATTAATGATGCTATTTCTCGTGGATTGAATATTTATCTGCCGATGAATGGTATCAGTAGTAGATTAGCTACTCATGCTCCTCGTATATATTCTTATGTAACTGAATATTTAGATAATCTTGTTGCACGAAATAAGTTTGTTCGTATAACAGATAATCCGATAAATGAAGAATCTAATATTTTTCATTCTATCGAAAAGATTGTAAATAGTGATGTCTTTAAGTTTAATACTTTTGGACAAATTATATTCCAATTAAGAGATAATAGCGACGAGAATCTTGCTCAAATGAAAACTCGTCATAATCGAAAGTATTGGAATGGTAGAGCTATTTATGATGCAAAAGGTATTCCGACTGGTAAGGCGTTTCAGTTCTTGAATATTACTTATATTGAAAATGGTAAGAATATCACATTACCTGCTCATATTGCAAAGATAAATAATGTAGATGTTACAGAAGTTTATCGTAATATGATTGCACAAGTTCGCAATGAACCTTACGATGAAAATCTTGTTGCTAATACTGGTAATATTCGTGATTTTGTAACTGCTTATATTCGTTGGAACGCTACAACTGGGGTTGATAGTTTTGAAAATATTGCTAAAAGTATTTACGATACTAATATCAAAACTGATACAAGTGTCGTTACTACTTTCGATAGTTATTTAGCAGATTTAGTTCAAGAAGTATATAATCAGAAGGCTAATGATTGGATTAAACGTCGTAAAGCTGATGGTAAAGAGTATACTCTTGATACTATTCCTACATTAAAGAAAGAAAGTCTGTTAAATAGCGCTCGTCAGCACGTTCTTGCTACTTACGATATTATGGATAATGATGGTGTTCGATTAAGTTTACTTAAAGTATTACTTAATCATACTATTTATAACCATAGTATGAATGCTATATTTAATGGTGATATTGAGGAATATAAAGATACAGTAGACCTCAATAAACGTGTAGCACAAGTTATTAAGAACGGTCTTAATTCTATTGATTCAATTCATAACGATACTCCTCGTAAAGTTGTTGTTATGGAAGATATGAATTTCAATAGTAATATTCTTGATAAAATGGGTATTCAAAATGAAGCTATTTTGGATGCTTATCGTGCTACTGCTACTATCAATGACTCTCAGTCTATTATGACTGATGTAGGTCTTATTAAACTTTTGAAAGCTACTGGTCGTTGGAATCCAAGTGAACCTTTGTATCAATATATTACTGATTTACAAGACCCGACTAAAACATTTAATCCTACATCTTACGCTAAGGTTGTAGAACAAGTTAAATTGTTTGGTACAACTCGTCGTCGCCGTGGTGATTTTTATCATGCTCCAGCTATAACTGGTAATGAAGTTGATATATTTGCTGATGAAGTAGATAGTGTTCAAATTAAAGACTCGACTGTTGTTCTTTTTGAAAGTATGACACGAGGTAGTGCTATGGGTCAATTATATGATTGGATGATTCAAAATAATATTGACCAAGTTAGTCCTATTTCTGCTGTTAAAGTATCTGGTATTACACCAGTTAAAATTCATAATGACCAAGGTGGTCTTGATATTGAAGCACTAAATCGAGTAGATGATAGGTCTATTCTTTATATGCGAGATAGTGATTTTGTTATTCAACAAGATATTAAAGCTGATTTGCTTGATGAAACTACTATTTTAGGTGGTCAGTTAGTTAAGCAGATTATGGAAGGTCTTGATTGGAATAATGCTATTTATGAATTAGATGGCAAAAATGTTACTGGTAAAGAACTGTTTGATGAATTTCAAAAGACATTAGCTACTAATATTCGTGAAGATGCTATGCAATTACTTTACGATATTGGTGGTATCGATGAGAATGGTGAAATTCGAACTGATGCTCGCGGTGCTATTCAAATTGATATAAATAAACTTGTTAATCGTTTTCAAGAAATTATATCGGATGATGTTGATGCTATAACTATTCGAAAAGCTCTTGAAATTAAAGAAGATGGTCTTCCGACTATGCCTTTATCTTATCCTGTTATTAAAGGTAAGTTAGAGAAGATACTGGCTTCTATGTTAAGTAAACAAGTTATTAATAAATATCTTCCCGGATTTCATGCTCCTATTCGAGCTGATATATTTACTGCAAGTAATGAGTTAATCAAACATAACGAGTTCTATTCTGATAAAGAACTTTATAATAAAACGATTGATGAACTTGTTGCTAATGGTTCTATTACATACGCTTCAAGTTTTATTGAAGAATGTAAACGAACTGGTAGAAGTCTTGAATTACAAGCTGAATATCGTGAGGATGGAAATTATCATTATGCAGAAGTTATAGTTAATCCGTGGAAAATGGATTTCTATAAAAATATTGGTACTGTTAAAACTATTATTAATGAAGATGGTACAACTAAGGATATTATAACTGTTGATATTGACAAACTTGATGTTGAAGCTCGTCGGATGATAGGTATTCGTATTCCTACTGAAGGTAAACAATCAATGGTTGTATTTGAAGTTGTTGGTTTTCTTAATAATAATGCTACACAAGCTATATTCCCACAAAGTCTTATTACTCGTACTGGCTGGGACTTCGATATTGACTCGATTTATGCCTACTATCGCAATGTAATTTTTGAACAAGACAAATATATACCTGTCGAATTTAAGTCGAAATTTGATGCCTCGCAGGCCCAAATAGGGGGTAAATTCACACGGTCGGTATTTAAGCAAAAGTACATCGAATTAGCTACTACTCCACAAGAATTTACTAATTTAACAAGTCATAATTTTAATGCTATTGTTAAGTGGATTAGCCGATATTATAATCCTAATTTAGTACCTACTAATGCAAATCAATCTTCTCTTAATAATATCATTGAATTAATTAAAGAGGATTTACAAGATGTTAAAAGTAATCCGGAATATACTAAGATTCTTAAATCTATTCTGCATAATTTACAATATGGATTTGCAAAGAATTATGGTGATGTAAATAGTTTAGTTCGAGAATATCTTGCTAATAAGCGAGATGGTGTTACTGAAGATTTTGGTAATTACACTCAAACTCAACGTGCTTATACTTCGGATTTATTAATTCGTGCTCATAAAGCAATTAATGATTTAATTAAGTTTGTTAAGAATGTTAATAGTCAATTAGCTACTATTGATATTTCTCCTGATACAATTAGTAATTTTGATACTATTAAATCAAAATTTCAATATCTTGTTGAGGATACTGATAAAACTATTGTTCCTTATTTAAGTGCTATTCAAAGTAATATTGATAAAGCATTTAATGCTTTTACAAAAGACTTTGTTCAAAACGAGAGTATTTATGAATTGAATAGTAGAGAAGCTCGTGATAATCATTTAATTGATATTATTACAGCTGTTCTCTCTAATCCAAATCATGCTGAAGAAGTAAATAAACCTAATGGTATGGCTGAAATTCAAGCTGTATCTGACCGTGATAATGCTCTTTGGAATTATACTCTTAAAACTTTGAATCCTAATAATCTCATGGATAAGATTACTCTTAATAACATGAGTATGGGTTCAACAGTTCTTAAAGGTCATTCTGTTAATTTCGATACTTTAATCGCAACAATTTCTACTTTACATGGTAGATTGCTTAAAGGTATTCGTCGTAAGATTAGTCTTAATTCTTTACCGATACCTAAAGGTTTTGCTGATAGAAGTGAAATGTACACTGTAAGTGATAAAGGTGTACCTCGATTAACAAGTAAATATAAAGAGTTTTTAGCTAAACGATATGGTGCTGAAAATATCCAATTATTGCCAAAAGAAAATGCTCTTTGGGTTAATGATGTTTGGATTAATAATGATGCACTTAATGAACATTTGGATATTAGTGGTGAGCGAGTTGAACTTCAAATGAATCAGTTTACTTCTGGTATTCTTGATGTTCTTAAAGCTGGACTTGGATTTAATCTTAATGTTCATACTTTAAGTGTAGCTCGTGCTATATCATCTGGTGTTACTATTGAACTTTACAATGATAAACCTAATAGATTCACTAATGAAGATGCTTTTATTCATCAACCTGCTATTGTTGAAGCAGTTAATCGAATGGAAGTTCAATCATTAAGTCGTGGTAATTTTACAATTCTTGATGCTGTCGAAGCAATTCGTTCTGATTATAGTGTAGAACTTGCTAAGATTTATGCTGATTTAATTGTTAAAAAGGAAATTACTCCGGTTGAATCTCATGATGTCATAATGACTGTCGCAAATGGTAAAAGTAAAACTAAAACTCTTACTGTCGGACAGCTTAATGAATTAAAAGATAAATTACCGAATATAAGTATTAATGAAATCAGTGGTAAATATGGTTATCAAACTACTGAAGAATTATTAGATAATATCAAAAATCGTAATAATCGTACAGCAGATTGGTTATTACGTCAGATTAGCGTTCTTGGTAATTTTGTTGAATACAATGAAATTGCTACTAATTTGATTGACCTTAACTTTATGCTTAAAAGTGAAAGTAGGGTTGATAGTTTTTTTAAGGCTGACCAAAAAGAACGTAAACTTGCTGAATATTATTATCCAGTAAAAGCTTTAAAAGAACTTGTAAATGATAAGTATAATCAAACACTTCGATTTATTGATGAATATATCGAAGAGAATGCTGGTAATCCTAAAGCAATAGATACGATTAAAACTGCTTTTACTCGTGAAAGTTCTGATGCTTTTAGACGGCATTATAAACCAAAAGATGTTAAAGGTAATCCTCTTGCTGCGATTACTTATTCTGATATGAAACTGTTTCGTTCGGAACTTCCGAAACGAAATGATATTATGACACGTCGTGAACTTATTGAGGATTTAGCTGTTGGATATGAAACTCCTAATAAAGTAATTCTTGATAATGGTAAAGACATTATTGAAAGTATATTTGTTGGTTCATTTGAAGGTTATCTTGATGGCAACAGATTTAATGATACTGAAAATCAAAGTGCTTACGGAGTAATTCAAGCTCGTTATCAATATGCACATTGGTTAATGGCTAATGGTTTCGGTGATGTTTTCATTACTCGAAATCATCACATTTCTAATACGATTTTAGGTCAGATACTTCAACGTAAAAATTCGATTGATGAATCTACTTATAAATATGTTACTGATAGTATTATGAACTATCTCGTAAGTATTAATGGTAGATTAGATAATGGACTTGTTAAAGTTCTTCCCATTTTAACACCTGATAATACTCCGGAAGTTCTTACTACATTAGGTATTCATACAGAGGAACAACTTAAAGAACAAAAACTTATCTTTAAGACTCTTTTGAATACTGTTAAAGATGGTTATACACCTGAAAGTTTTACTCAATACACTAAACTTTCACTTGCTCAACAGATTCAATTTATTCAAAAAGATAATACATTAAGAGATTATATTGAGAAATCACCTGAGTTTAGAGGTGATAACATATTTAAGTATTTAACAGTTCGTAAGAATAATCATTCTGTACCTTATGATGTTATTAGAATCCAACGTGATGATAATGATGTCAATTCTTGGTCTAATATGACTGATAGTATTCTTTGTATGTGGGATAGTAAGATTCCTTATATTGCTCATACAATACGTCAGTTATTAGTTTATACTTATGTTACAGAAGGTTTTAATTATGCTTATAATGTTTCAAAATATATTCCGATTGAACTTATAAGTACTAATCGACCTAATGCAGAATATGATGCTTTATGTCGTGAAGTTCATTATCCTGACCCTTCTGTTAATCTTGGTAATTATGCAGAAAACTTAAGAAATGCTGAAAAAGCTGTATTTGATGGAAACGTAGATATTACACCTGTTATGAGTTTAATATCTCGTATGAAATCAGATATGAATCCAGTATTATTAAGTGATATACAAAAACGTTATCGTTGGGAAGCAAATAAGAATAAAGCTACTATTGGTTATGTTCAAAATGCTAACGGCGAAAATGTTGGTACTGGTTCTTATATTGATGAGAATGGTAATACTCAGAATTTCTATATTGAAACTGAAGCTCGATTAATTAATTCTGAATATGCTAATGCAGAATATGTAACTGAAAGGATTACTCGTAGTAAGAATCGTGTATACAAACGATATGCAATTCCTACAAATACAAATAGTCCGTTGAAACAGATTTATGTATTCTTACCTGTTAATCCTTTACTTCGTAATGAAGCATCTTTAATGACTGGTGATATTAGTATTATACCTACTTATCAAGAAGGTATGATGGCACAAGTTCAAAAAGATGGTGAAACTATTATAACTGATAGGTTATCGGTTATTATAGATTCTGATGCTATTCATAAATTCATGTTAGCTATTGATGATAATGAATCAGTCCAAATGGATGAAAATTCAGATTTCAATGATGCTAATATGATTGAAACAGAAGATGCTGTTGATAGCACTATTGATGTTGAAACTGAAGATGTAATTGATACTGATGTTGCTTCTGTATCTGATACAGATTTTGAAGTATTAAATTCAATTGAAGTTACTACTCCTACATTCATCAATGTTGAACATACACATTCTTCTGCAAGTGATGTTATTTATAATGAATTAGAATCTTCTGCTTCATCTATTTTTATTACTACACAAGCAACTCATTCTTTTTATAAGGGTTATCATAAATCTGCAATTCAAGTAGATTATAACAAATCTGCTTATGAAGAAGCTCTTCGTGTAGCTCCTATGTTAAAAAATGGTAATCTTTATATTAACGGTGACGTTCTGATTGATGCTAATAGAGATTTCAATTATTTGGATGATTGGACAAAAACTTTTATTAGTAATCTTTACAGAATTAATCCTATTATGACTTCGATTAGTACTGTCTTAAATGATGGTGTTGGTCGAATAGTTGCAGAAACATATATTGATGTTCCTCGTAGGAATATTAATATTTATGGTGATAATGAAAAATTATATTCTCGTGTTATTCATGCTGATGTTCCTACAAGAGATGGTTTACGAAATTCTCTTGTTGTCGATTCTAATATTGCTATTGAAACTTTGAAAATTATGGATAGAATCCAGAAATTTTTGAATAATAACAATGTTGGAAATCGTGAGGAATTTATGAATATCTTAAAGTCCTTCGATGATGAAAGTTTTGAAGGTGGTATTCAGAGCGCTCTTGAAGAACGAGATATTGCTGCAATGAAAGCTACTTATAGTCGTTTGGCTAATTTAAGTAGTTCTGTTTATGATGCTATCAAGCAATTATGGGCTATTACTAAAGATTTGAATTACGAAGAGATTCGTTCAAATTATGGTGCGGCTCTTGATTACAAAGATAGACTTGTAATGATGTTAAAACTTGCTTCTCATTTTAGTCCATATCTTACACTTGAAGAAATCAAAATTCAAGATACAGTTTATGATGCTGAAAGTGAAGAAGGTAAAGAATTATTTACTAAGGAATTTGGTGAATTAAACAATAATATAGCTCGACTTAAATCTCTTGCAACAAAAGTTGCTGAAATACGGTCTAATGTTATTCAATCTGTTAAAGATGTAGTAACTTGGGCTGTAATTGATAAGAGTCGTAATCCTAAATACACTACTGCATTTAGTAAGATTAAAGAATATCTTGCTTCACACAATGGTAGTCTTGAAGGATTTGATGTTAATAGTGTTGAAATAACAGAAGATGAATGGTTAGAAATTCAACATTTGTTATTTGAACTTGATAAAGATATTAATAAGACACAACTTTGGCTTGATTCTGCTTTTACAACTGGTATTACTCTAATTGATATTACTGGTAAAGCATGGGATGAAGCTAATTATAAAGCTAAGAAAGCAGCTCAACGCATTAATGATGAACTTGAAAGTGCACTTGAAGAGTTCCAACCGGGACTTTCTAAAAATGCTCGTGCTCGTGAAACGTTAATGCACAAATTTATTAATGAATATGGAGATTTAATTGGTAGTTATAAAACTGAAGGTCTTGGAGATTCGACTGGTACTTTACGAAAAGATATTCGTGATGCTATTTATCAGAATCTTTATACTGACAGTGGATTTGTTACAAGAACTACTGCTGAAAAAACTCTTGAAATCATTGATGATATTATAAAGAAATATAATGAGAATCATACTTGGAACATTGTTCCATTAAGTGATACTGAAGCAGCTAAACATCTTGCTGAACTTACTGAATTAAGTAATCGTGAGAAACTTGTTTATTTACAAACTCATGACCTTATCGAACTCAGTCTTATCACTGATATTAGTGGTAAGCGTGAAAACGTTCTTTATAAACTTGATTTTGGTAATACTCCGGTATCAGATGAATATGCAGCTTTAAGTGATAAAGAACAAAAGTTACTCAATACTATTCGTAATCTTATTCAACGAACTATTCGTGAATATGACGGTAACTGGATTAACTATTATGGTAGATGGGATGAGGTAATGCCTTTTATTCCTCAAGCTACATTAGGTCAATCTGCTAAACAATTTGTTAGTATTCCTATGATTCATAAAGATAGGTATTATACTGACATAGATGGTACTAAAAGATTTGTTACAAAAGCTCAAACTTTACAAGTTCCTAAACATATTCCTGTATTTAATATTCGTAAAAAGTATAAGTCTGAAAGTTATACTGAATACGAAGCTCGAATCGTAGAATTGTTTAATGAATGGTTTGATAAAAATAACAAACTTCCTATTACAGTTAAACCTTCAACTCTTCGTGAGATTAGACATTATAACGATGCTGTAATGCTTGAAAATAAAAAGTATAAAGCAAAGGTGATGTCTTATGATATTGTTGATGTAATGAAAGGTTTTACACAAGAACTTTATAATCTTCGTGCAATTAATAATTTTGAAACTGATTATCAGCTTACAAAATATTTAATGAACGAACGTGGCGTTTCTGGTGTAGCACCTCGTGATATTATTAAAAATGCGAATGAACAGTTAAATAACATGGAACGTCGTATTTTTAATTTTAGTAAATATAATAGTGCTCTTGATGTTTCTGCTGGTGCATTATTACGTTATACTTCTATGACTTTTATGTATCTCAACTATACAGCTGGTATCACTAATATTCTTAAAGGTGTTACTGATATGATAGTTGAATCTACTGCTAATAACTTTGTTGAAAGCAAAGATATTATGAAATCAGGTTTGCGTGATGTTATTAAGACTATTCCTCATTTCTTACGCGATATTAATTCGACAAGAACTGATGATGTACTTGTAGCAATCATTAAAGATTTTGATGATATTTATCAAGATACTCGTGATGTAACATCTTCTGATACTGGAACTTCCTATTGGATTAAAGCTATGCGAATGGTTGATACTGTTGGCTATGCTCCTAATAATATGGGTGAGTTCATTATGCAATTTGGTATGTTACTTGCTGCTACACAATCTCATCGAGTAGTTGGTGGTAAGATTATGGCTTTCAATGATTTTTATAATGATAATCTTGAAAAGTTATTACAAGATGTTCTTACTAATGAACAATATGATAAATATCTTATTTTCAAAGAAGATTTAGATGCTGAAATAGCTCGTGAAGAAAAACGTACTTCAAAAGAGTATTTGTGGAATCACGATTATGCTTCTCAATATCTTAAATCACATTATAATTTACTTTCTGATGAACAACGTAAGAAAATTGTTGATTCTCGAAAAACTGATAAAAAAGTTCAACGTGAAGCTTTTGATAAATACAATACTCTTCGTTCGGAACTTAAACTTGAAGATGGTCGTTTGAGTTTTAATCCTGAAAGTGGTCTTACAGAAGAAACTCTTTCGGAGTTCCGTGGTCGAGTTAAAGCTATTAACCAATCATTACATGGTATTTACAATCGTGTAGACAGAAATAGTTTACAAGATGCTGCTTTTGGTGATTTGTTAATGCAATTTAAGAAATGGGTTCGTCCTAACTTTGTTCGTTATTTCGGTCGTCGTTTCGGTCGTATATTTTATAATGAACAATTAGGTTCTTATGAAGTTCCTGTATTTAATCCTATGTTTGATATGTTTAGAAGTGGTAGTCAAGCCTTCAAAGATAGTCTTAATGATAACAATACTGTTATCGACTATATGAAAGGTATTGGTAACTTCTTCAAAGGTGTATCGAGTTGGTTACTTAATGTAGGATTTTATTATAATACTCTTCCTTTAAATGAACAGATAGCAACTATGAAATTTGCTCGTTTAATGGGTGCTTTAGTTTTCAGTGCTCTTGCTGCTATGACACTTGGTGCATTTAAGAAAGATGATGATGATGAAGATAATATTTTGTATCAACACGCTATGTATGCTGCAACAACTTATTATCAACAAATGATTGAACCTATGCCAGTATTTGGTTGGATGGCTACAATAGAACAAACTGCAAATAGTTTGTTTGCTGGTCAGAAAACTTTACAATCTGCATATAAACTTGTTAATCTTACTATTCAAGGTCTTTGGGTTGATGATGATGAACTTATTTATGATAGAGGTATTTATAAGGGACAAGATAAACGTGCAGTTGCATTACGTCAAGCTGTTCCTGTTCTTCGTCAAATTAATAAGTTTAATAATCTCGGTGCTACTATGTCTTATTACAATATGTATAATCCTTTTGGTATTACATTTAGTGGTTTTAGAGATATGATTAGTCCGAAAGACAGCGATAACTACGAGGACGAATAGTCTAATAGAGTAAACACCGGATATTTGCCCGTGGTGGTGCTTTCCAGCCTGCTACGGGCATTATCTTTTGTCGATGATACATTTGTCTAACTGACAAAAAAAGACCGTCAGAACGCCTGAAAATAGGCACTCTGACGGTCTGTCTGTATTACTTATTATGTTAGTAATATCGTTATTAATAATAACAACAATTATAGTAGCAATTAAAGTTGTAACATTGATAGCTCAGCCCTTCGGGCTTCGCTGACCCGGTGGGGCAGGAGGTTGCACGCCCACTTGTCACGTTTATTCGCCACCGTTTTCAACATTTTTCGGTTTATCAAAAAGATATTGATATGTTTCATTATTAATAACAGTAAATTCTTTATCAGTTAAAGCAATAATCCAATCTCCTTTGTCGAGTCGAATTATATTCTCTCTAAACATAATAAACATCCAACTATCGGAAAAATGACAATATCTACAAAAACTAACACATTCTGAGATATTAGCACCATCCCATTGGACACCTAATAATCTAACATTTTTCTTTACATTTAGTCGCTTAATCATAAACTACCTTTTAAGACCATTAATAGCCCATTGAAGAACAAAACCCAGATGTCCCCAGATTTTCTCTTTAATATCATGACGAGCTACACCACATCCCATATTATGGTCATAAGTTTGAGGGTCTACACAAGCAGCTATACCGACAGTATCGAATCCAGTTAGAGTAGTATCGCAAACAACTGTTGTCTTTTCACCAAGACGTAAAGAATAACCTTCTTTTATGAAATTAAGTACATCACCTTCTTGAATTTTGTTAGGACTTAAAATCATATAATAAGCCTTTTCAAATACATCTTTTCGTGAGAAAGATTTATAGTTATCAGAATAAATAACTTCATAACCTTCTTCAATAGCATCATTAGGATTACGAGCACGATTCAAGTTATAAACTATTTCATTACCATTAATCCTATAAGCTACACGAGCTTTAATCAGTTTAACACCGATATAATAATGTTCACCTTGCGGAATATCTGATTTAGTACACATTTTATTTTGATTTATTACATTAGACCACTTTTACCAAAACCATTTTCACCACGTTCAGTTTTACTTAGTTCATCTTTAGAAGATTTAATATCAAATACTGCACGTTTCTTTTCAACAATTACACCTTGTGCAAGTCTACTATTAGGAATAATAATATAACTAGGTGTAGGATTTTGTACTATGATTCCACTATTACCACGCCAGTCATTGTCCACAGTACCAAATTTAACATCTAATAAAGTAGTACTTGAAATACCACTACGAGGACGAATTTGCATCTCATCTTCTTCAGGTATTTCAGTATAAATATTAGTTTCAAATTTAACAGTTTTATATGGGAGAATGATATTAACTTTGTCAATACTATTTATCGTCATATATTCCAGAAGAGTTTTTCTTTCAACTGGTTGATTTATTGCATGACGAATAGATTTATCTAATACGTTAAAATCAATAACCCATTCAAGACCATCATAGCAATTATCATAAAGATAAGCTGTGACATCTTTATCGTGATTTAATATCCTACCAATAACGCTTTTATCAAACCACGGAATTTTAGGATTAAATTTAGCTCGTAAATCGAAACCGGAAGCTCCAGCACTTTTGTACTCTGGAACTTCCGTGTTATCGACATACAATCCTATAAGACTTTCTTTCATGCTATCTTATTCTTCAGATTGTGGGATTTCACTTACATCTGCGGTACGAATATTATACCCTTCTTCTCCAATATATTTTGCCATTTTAAGGAGATGACGTATAGGAATTGGCATCCTATCGTCACCTCCTTTCTTTCTAACACCAATAAAACATTTAGTATTAGTCATTCGACATTCCTCAGGTAATTGACTTGGATATTGAGCTAAAGCCCAACTTGCAAGCAAAGGAATAATTTCCCAACTACCAGAAGCACTTGGAATTTGACAATTATCAGAATCGAAGCTATTTACAGTACCATCAGAATATATAACTACTTCTGTAATCATTTAGGCACTTAAACGTTGAACTAATTTATTAAAGGCTGTCTGACCGAGTTTGAAAGAATTACCCTGCGTAATAGAATCGAATTTATTGAGATTATCTTTATATTCAATTCCATTATTAATATATGAAGTAACACCGTTATAAAGCCAAAGCATTGTACCGCGATGACTATCTTGTCCGGGGCCACGTTCAATATAATTAACCATAGCGTGTAACTGATTCTTCTTACGAGTAGAAATAACATCATTCTCATAAGGAATCTTACCAATACCACCGCATTTAGCAATAAATTCTTTCTGATTAGCATCACAAATTAAATCCGTGATATAATCAATCATCACATCATCATTAATCTTAATATTCTCGGCAGCTTCAAGAATCAGCTTAGCTTGTTCAGAATATTTAAGAGTGTCACGCATCATTTGAGCACCTATTGCTAAATTAGCTTTAACATTTTTAGTATGCTTAAATCGAACCATATTCTTACAATGATTCAAAGCAGCATTTAACGTATTGTTACATACAACACGAATATCAGTGAAACAAGCCTGAATACTACCACTTCCATCATGACTTGTAGTGAAAAGGATATATTTCTCCATTTCATCTTTTGCAATTTCATAAGTAGGAAGTTTAGCAGTAACAAAGATTCGTTCACCAATACCTAAAACACCAGCAGTCTGAATGATAACATCTTTTGGATTAATTACCATTTGACTTTTACAAACTTGATATATAAAATCCATAGCTTCTGTATTCTGAACAGGTTCATATCTACTACCAACAGTACCAAGAATTTTATAATTATCTTTACGATATGTAGCATATACATCACTTACGCGAGCACCTTTTTCCGGAATAATGATAACATCACCATTGGACATATGACAAGCATAATGATTATCTTCTTTTACTATATGTTTAGCTTCAGCAGGAATAAAACTTGCAAACATCGGAGCTAAAGCTACTTCATAATCCATATTAGCAATACGAATGATTTCGTCTGGAGTTTTAGCTTCTTCAACGACAGTTCCAAGACCATGCCAAGGAACATCTTTCAACGAATAGAATGAATAAGTATTTCTATTAGAATTAAATTCAATATTCGCAGCCATAATTAAATTAGTTAGTTTATATTACAATTCAATAATACGAATATGAGCAATATCCTTATGTTCAGCACCAAGTTTGCTAAACAGAAGTTCTTTCTCATTTTCAGCATCTTTAAGATTCAAAAATGTAAGAGCTTCATTATGATCATTAATCCACTCTCCACCATCTTTGGTTACATTTTTAAGAAAACCTTGTTTCTCATCAGCGATTACTTTTGTAATCAAATACTTTTTACTCATAGTTTAATTAATTTTAACTTGTTTAATGATAGACTACTTATATATAGCAGTTTCAGACGTAACAATTTCCATATCAATTTTGTCCATAACATGAGCTATTCGTTCAGCACGAGCAATATCTTCGTCAGATTCATTAGATGCCTTAGCCCAATTATCAAGCTCCTTAATAGCTTTCTTATCAAATTTAACAGTATAAATATAATCATCACCTAATTTATCATGAATATATCTACCTACCTCTTTTGCTAAGCTAATAGGAACATCAACTGTAATACTAATAGAAGCAATCTTATCTAATTCTTCTTTATGTTTCTCAACGAAAATATTATCTTCCGGCAGAAGAGGTGCTTCTGTTATATGAAGCAATGAAGTAATAATAGGGTCTAAAGCATTTTCATTAAGTGAAACACTTTCCGACTCTTTTGTATAAACAGTAAAATCAGGGAATTTAAGACTATAATTACCAGATTTACCAACTTGTCCAAATATATGTAAAGCATCAACAACTGAAGATTTAAGTCTACCAGCTATTTTATCAAAACTTGCATTCCTATCACGAAGTCGTTTAATCTCATCCTTATTATAAGCAATATTAGCTTTTTGAGCATCAATTATTTGTCGATAAGCACGAAGTTTATCTTCAAGTTCACTTTCAGCAATAGCTAATTCTTCTGCAATTTCTTCCGTTATCTCGCCGTCATTCTCTTCTATCTGCGAAACAAGATAATCATATTTTTGCGCAATACCAAATAAATTACTCATAAATTGTCAAAATAATTTTTGTTCAACATAACCCTTTTTAACATTATAACCTTTCTCTTTACAGATATAAGTTAATTGTTTATGAATACTATCATATCCATCAGCAGTATTATCAAGATGAAAATCCCAACCAGTATAATTCTCTAAATCACACTCAGTTTTATCACTGGATGTATCATCCATTTTAGTATTACGGAGAACACGAATTGTAGTTAATTCAATTTCATTCTGACGAGCAAAATCTTTAATACAATTTAATTCAAATTGTTCTCGAATATCAGGAATAATAAAATAATCACAAGGAGTAGTTTTGATTCTATTTATAACATCATCAATAAATACTCTGTCATTATCAAATCTTAATAGTTTACCAAAATGAAGTAAACACTTACGATATGTAAGCTGTTCATCAATACCGTAACGATTAATAATATACGGAGATTTAGATAACTTAAAATAATGAGAATCTAATTGAGATACACTACAATTTGTAACAGCAGCTACAATACGTTTAAGCATTGTAGCCATAGGATATATCTCAACTTTACCAGCGAGCATACCTTCAAGGTATTCAGTAACATAAGTTTTACCTGTACCTTTTCTACCACTGATTAAAATTAATTTACCAGTCATATAATCTTAATTAATTATTTCTTCAGGAAAGTTAGCAAATACATTTTGTCTACCTTCTTGACCATGTAACACTCTTAAAGCAGCTTCTTTCTTAACTGCTAAAATAATACTACGTTTGAATAACTTATTATAAATTCTAACCATTTCACGAGCAACATATGAATTACCATCTGTCATACCGTGACGATTATTAATTTCAATAAGAAGTTCTTTAAGCGTTTTCTTCTCGCTTTCGCTCCTGCTCTCGTTCATACATATACTTTTTGTTATACTCATAAATAGTATTAAATGTTTCACCAGAAACACAACCATCATAATCAGGAAGTTCCTCTTTTACAATATTATCTATAATATTTGTAATAGCAATACAAATACCAAGATTTCTTAATTGAAGAGTACTACCTTCTTTAAAAAACTTAGATTGTTCATCTTGTGGAACATTACATTTACTAAGAGCTTTAGCAAATATTTCTTGAAATTTCGAACGAGATATATAATTATTATTAGCCATAGTAGTTTATTCAAAATAATTAATAATACGACCTATTTCATTAGGGAATCTAACAGCAATATCTTCTGCAATCATTTTAGCAATTTCAATCATTTGAGGATGTGCAGCTTTATGATTACGAAGAGGAAGGAAACCTTTATTCTCAACAATAGTGAGTTTGGGATAAACAGTTTCGAGATGTTCACCAATCCACATATCGAGAGTACCAGATACATAAATATCTGATTTAGTAGCAGTAGGAAGAACCGAACGAGCTAATTGAGCAGGTTCACCATCATTAGTTAATTCTTGATATATAGCTTCATTACCAGCAACAACATCGTAGAATTTTTCTAATGAATCTTCATTCTTAAATGGCGGTTCAATTACACTAATGTTTCTACCATATTTATAACCAAGTCTACCTTTAGCATAATTACACCAACGAGTGCTTTCTTGCATAAAACTCATTTCACGATGACGAACGGCTTCATGCGTAACACCTCTATCGGTTGTAATTTTATAAGTAACATTATAAATCTCCGGCGCACGTTCACGTATTTCAGCATCAGAAGCAATTCGAAGACTTGCATCAATACCATATTCAAGTTTAGCAGTAATATCTTTATCATCAAACAGTAAATGAGAAAACTCCTTACTCAAAAGAAGCATATTATAAAACAAATCATTAACTTCGCTTGGATGATAAATATCATTATAAATAGCTTTCATTTTACGACTATTACTCATAATATCAAGAAATACTCGATATGAAAAACCAATATAATTACCAAGATAAGACCAACGAATATAAGGACTTAATTTAACAAATTCTCGAACAACACGATTTGGAATTGAAGTAACATTAAAATAAACATATTCATGTTCAAATATAGCAGTATGACCATCAATAAGTCTATTTCTACAAAAAGTTTCAGCTGAATCAGGTTTGATACTATCTTCTTGCTTAGTACAAACTTTACCGATTAATTCAATCTTTCTAAAACCTCGGTAATCACAAAATTCAATTGTAGGTTCTACAACATTCATAGCTTTAATTGTATTAGTTTAGACGCGACAAGTGGGCGTGCAACCTCCTCTCCCACCGGGGAGCGGAGCCGCTGGGCGAAGCCCAGCAGGCGGAGCCACACAAGTTACACCTCCTGTCGCTTCTCAAATTGCGACAATAATTGTTTACGAGTTACTTTATATTCTTCAAGACTAATTCCCATTCTATTACAGATAATTATAACACCCATAATAGTAACACACTGATCACCCCACATAACATTCCATAAATCGTTAGCTTGAACTTCCCAAATATAATATCCACCAAATTGAATCTTATAATTGTAACAAGTTTTACGATTTAATTGAATATTATTTTGTACACAAGCAGCAAAGAAATGAGCAAAATCAGTGAAATCTTTTAATTTAATAACTGCATTATTCCATAGTCTAACAACTCCATTAGTTGATTCATAACGCATTACGGCATAAGTACCATACTGTCGCCATTGATAAGGAATACTACTAATTTTATAATCTCTAAATTCTTGAATTAGAACTTCAAGCTCTTCTCGATATTTCTTAGCTTTTGCTTCTTCAATAGCTTTCTGATTGTCGAGATATTCATTGAATTTAATTCTAATAACATCTTTAAGTTGCTTTCGAGTAATTGTATTATTCCAAAGTTTCTTAAATTCAGCATAATTCTTACAATAAGCAGTATTAACCTTTTTGGAACGAATAGTTTGCCAATAAAGAATTTTACCACTAATAATAAGATTTTCTTTAGGACTTAAAGTAATACGAATATTATCTTTAAGATTAATTGTTGTATCAAATGTATTATATAATTTTTTATAACCTTTATATTCTACATAAGTATTATATAAAGTATAAGCTTTATCAATAATTTTATTAACATCAATATTATGTTCTTTACCAATAATCAAAATATCTTTTAATGCAGAACGCCAACCTTTACGAGCATTATTATAATATATTTGATTATATTTAACATTAACAAATCTTTGATTGGTAATATCTTGTTTAAGAATATGTCTTGCAACATTAAGATTTTGATTTACACCATACCAAAGAGCCGAAAGAATAGAATGAATATCATTATATATAATATTAGTATTTTCCCTACAAATATTATAAATATCTACATTAATTTTACCTCGAATCTTTTGATTTTTAAGTTTAACAGGTGGTCTATAAAGATAGTCTTCAATATTGTTTAGTCTTATAACAAACGGTACGAATTTATTACAAACACCAATTTGTTTACCTCTACAATAAAGAATACCATCTTTTAATTCATAACCGTATTTACCATTAGCAACGGTATGTTTTGTATGAATACTTATATCATCTATTCTTTTATAGAATAAATCAAGTATTTCATTGATAGTTCCAACACTTTTCATCACTTTTCATAATCTCTAATTCCAACAACATTTGCATGGAAAGGTAAACCATTTTTAGTTCTTTCATAGAACTTAACAGTTACAGACTTTCCGATAGGTGGATTATTAAGAATATCTAATCGTTCATTAACAGTACCAGTTAAAGTACAACTAAATACTAAATCATTAATATCATTCTTGAGAACTAATCTAACATTAAATCCCACTTTATCATCAGGATTTCCAGTGTGTTCAACACCAATACATTCAAATTCAGCATCATCGAACTTTTTGAGTTTCATCATTGTAGCAGGACGAGAACCAAATTTATATTCAGTATGCAAATCTCTAATTATGGCTCCTTCAAAACCACAATCAATACATTTTTGCATATAAGCTAACGCTTGATTATCATCATAAATAGTATCACTATTAAGAATAATAAGATTAAATTTATCCCACATACCATGACCTTCAGGAGTTAAATTTTCCCAAATTCTACCAGCCATTACATTATGAGATACACTACTTTTTTTACTACGATATTCTTCCCAAACACTAAATCTTAATTTATCACGTTCTCTGTTAGTTAAATCGGGAATACTTAAATCAAAATTAACAAATTGAAGTTTTTCATGATATATATTCTTAGGATTACGAGCAGCTCCACCAATAGTTGTTACTTTCTCACCACGAATATAAATCTCACCATCAAATACCATATTAGCATATTCAGGGAAACTATCATAAAAATCATTAAATAGTTGCTCAATATGCCAAATGTGATAAGTAAGACCTTCTTTAGTTTTAATTACAGTATGATAATGTTTATCATCACGAACAAAACCTTCAAGACTGAATAAATCAGTAGGTGTAAATTCTTCAAGCATAACAACTGCTCGAACACCATTGATTTTAGGTTGAGCAATACAAGGATATTCGAACTTACCAATAGCAAACTTTTGTGCTTTCATAGGTTTAACACAATTATTTGCATCTGTATTATATTTAGGTAATTTCTTATCTATTTCTTCAAATAAACCATCTGTATTAGTAAGATAATCTAAAGGACTAATACCTAAATCAGAAAGACTTTTATAACCTTGTTTCTTATGTCTTTCGTAAACACTTTTAAGCTCAAATTCAGCTTGTTCCCTATCAGTTTTCTTACTCTTAGCTTTAATTACAGGAGAATAAGATGATGTTTCAGCACCATTTACTTTACCATAATAATAAGCTAATCGTAGAGATACTGTACCATCAGAATTAGTAACTTTTTCAACTCGACCCCACCAACGAACTAAACCGCCAGTTAAATCTCGTTTATATAAAACTTCATTAGGAATCATATCTTATTTTTTAACTTTTTCTTCAACAACAATAGCGTATTGTGGTTCTCCAATACGAATCATAAGACAATTCCAACTTTCAAGAGGAGTCTTATGTTCAGTCATATCTGTAAGATTGAGTGGTTTAGCACAAAAACATTTATACGACCTTTCAATTTTATTATTAAGAGGATTCTTAATAGTTTTAGGATGTGGGAGAATACGCGAAAGAATAGGATTAATAGCTTCTAATGTTTCTTTGTCATTAGCGCTAATATAAGTATCACCATCAAGAATAATTTGTGTATGTTTGAAACCATATTTATCCACAAATCGGTTAATACTTGATTGGTCAGATAAACGAGAAAAATCATTCATTAATCTCGTATAACCTTCTTCATCCATAGGACAAAGATAAATCTTATTACCATTATCAAGAGTATTGATAAGATAGTTTTTGATTTTAATCTCCATAATAAATCTTTTTTAGAACATTATCAAAATGTTGGAATACTTTACGATAACCATAATCTTTAACCATATCAGATGGGTCTTTAGATTTATAATTATTCGTAAAATAAATTGGAATAGTATTATATCTACCTTGTAGTAGATTAGCTGCATTAATTCCAGCAGCATCAGTATCGAAAATAGTAAATAACTTTCCGCTTAAAGAGTACGACACCAATAACTTGTAGATGTCAGTAGGTAATACGATAGTTTCAGAAGCAGCAGGTATAAACAAAATATCATTAATACCTTTCTCATCACAAATTTGTTCAAAAAGTATTTTATCTTTATAACCTTTTATAAGAGCAATATAATTCGTTGGTTTAAGTTGATGTAAACACTCAATAGGACAACGATTATTAGTAATAAACTTGGTTTGACTTTTAAGTCTTTTTGGAAAATAAAGTTTATACTTATTTGGATTAACATTATAAACATAACAAGGGTCAGTGCCACTATAACGATAAGGTGTTTGCCACTCATTAAGTCTATATCTATCAACAATAAATACTTTTGTATTTAGATTACTTTTCTTAATACCATATTGTTCCCAATAAATATAATCTAACTTATTTGGTTTACGAACATCAAAAGTAATTTCAAGATTTTGATTCTTAATATGTTCTTGTTCAGTTCGATTAAATTCAATATTAGTAACAATCTTATCAGAACAACGAAGAATTATGTCATTACATATATACACAAACCCTTCACTTGTTTTACAATTCTTATTAATAATATAACCTACAACTTCAAATATATCACCTCTAAATCTACCATCACCAAAATCTCTACATATCAGTTTATCACCATAATACTTAAAAGATAATGAAGGATGTTTATCATTTCTTAAAGGATTTCGTATTCTATCATTAGGACTACTAATGTTAAATCGGATTACATCTTCGGGAATACCAAAATATTTACTAAATATTGTAATTTGGTCAAGTGTATTAAGTATGAAATTTCTCATGTAATCAGTAGTGTAACTTGCTGGGCTTCGCTGCTGGGCTTCGCCCAGCGCTCCGCTACCCGGTGGGGGAGTGGGTTGGACGCCCACTCGTGACGCTTCTGGCCGCGTGTATTTACCTGACCTATACAGATATACGTCTGTTAAATACAGTCTGTCAAATCAAAGGAAATCGGCCAAAAATACGGTATAACAACAAGTCTAATTTTAGCATTACCCAAAAAAGAAGGAGATAATAGAGTTTTACCTCCATTACCTCCTTTACAAGTTCCTGTTTTAGTAATATGATAAATACTACTTCGAGTACCTATCAAGAATGTTCTGAATATCCGACGAAACAACAGTAGCACCGGGAGCGGGAGCAGGAGCACCTGCGGCAGCTTCACGATTCTTCGGAGTATCATCCTTTGCAAGATGAATTGTTTCACCAGCTTCAAATTCAATCGACGGACTTTGACCGGGAATAACACGTTCAACAAATCCACGATTAACAAACGAAGGAAAAGCTAAGAACTTATGCGTGTTATAATCTGCAACAAGTTTCATGAACAGTTTTACATTCTTATAAATAGGATTTTTCTCATCATCACCAACAAGGAGATGTTTGAAATATTCAAAGAAAGCAAGATACTGTTCACAACGAACCTTTGCAGGAGCAGCATAATCGAGTCCCGGACACTTACCAGCATTAACCGGATAACCTTTAAGACCCTTAAACTGATTTGCGATATGACGAAGCTGTCCATATACCTGCTGAATAATGTTAATAACAGTCTTTTCTTCAACAGGCTCACCTTTCTTATTAAGAGTAGTAACCGGTTTAGCAGTAAATGTATAATAACGGTCTTTCGGATTTGCGTCAGTTTTACACTGCTTAAATTCGATAATCAGTACGGGGAATTTACAACCAGCATACTCCCATGTACTTTCGACACCTTTATCATCCAGCAGAGGTACTTCACGAATATCAATACGAACATCGTTAATCATACCCATACAAAGATTACCAAGTTCAGGGTCGGGCTTAAAAGCTAATCTCCGTTCAACAACCTCTTCTTCAAACATTAATGTTGTCGAACTAATTTTCGATTTACTTGTGTCTGCCATAATAATAATTAAAGTACTTTAAGTTATTAGACTAAAAAGAGGAGCTACTTATTCAATAACTCCTCTTTTTATAATGATAGCAAATGATAGATTTGTTAAATACTTTTAGGTATTAACAATTACAACTCGGCTCCCGGCTCGGTTTCGGACTGTGGTTCCTCTGCCTGCTTCTCGTCCTCCAGCGTTACCTCTTTCGGGTCTACCAGCACATACACTTTCTCGTAGATGGTACCATCAATCTGAACAGGAATAAAGTTACCATTCTCGTCCTTAACTTCCTCAACACCATACTCAACTCGCTTAGTAGCAAGAACAGCAGTACACATCTTACCGTCACGGCCTTTCTGAGTTTCAACCTCTTCCATAAGACCCTTATCAGCAAGAACACGCTCACCTACGGGAGCAGCATCCTTATCCTGCATAAGCATCTGCGACCAAACACCAGCGTAATTAAACGACTGAGGACGACCAGTACCTTTCGTGTTACCAGCACTTGCAAGTTTGCAACCCTCGCTACCTGCCGAAAGAGCAATAAAGAAACGCTCATTAATCGAATCAGCATTAGGCATAGCAAACATAACAACACGGTCACCATGACCACAACCGATAAGTGCAGAAGCCGAAGCATTCATCGTAAACTTATTCATACCACGAGCAGTAGTAATTGCCGGACGAATATCATTCGACGACTTCGTACCACGGTTTACAGCGGTCAGACCAGCAAGTTTAGCAGCAGAAAAAACAGACTTTTTCATAATTGTAATTTGTTTTAATTTATGAATATTTTATGAATGATAGATTAATGATAGATTTGCATTACTTTATTTTGTAACAGGAACTTCTTCAAATTCAATATCTTCAGCTTGATGATTTGCAATAGATACAGCTTGATGTAATTCACTATCAACGTAAATTCCATTTAACTTATCACTTGCAATAATTCTACCACCAAGCATGATAGACATTTTAATAAGATGAGTTTCCGGATGGGCATTCCAATTAGCTTTACCTTTACTTTCAGTACCGTCAGATTTAGTACCAACGTACAAACCTGCATCAATAGCTTGTTGTAAAGTATAAGGTATTGCAATACTCTCATCACCACGAGTAAGTTCTACAAGAGCTCGACGAGTAGCATACCTAATAATTGGAATTTTACCTTCTTGTACTTGTTTATCAATATAATCAGCAGTATGACCATCATTAATTACAACAAAATCATCTTTCGTTTCTTTGTTATAATCAACAAGTTCATTTGCAAGTTCTTTTTTACAATATCTATATATGTAAAAAGGTTTAGTTCCATCTTCAAGAATCTTACGTTTAATACCGGCATCCGTAAGGACTTTATTAACAACATGGATACCAGTATATACTATCTCTGCTTGAGAAGTACTAAAAACGTAAATGTTTTGCATAGCAGCCATAGGATTAAGTCCCATAGACCGCCCACGTTCAACTTTGATTGCTGCTTCCCTATCAAGTGTCTTACCAAATGTAACACTTACCATAGGAGTAAAACCGAGTTCATTACCTAACAGCAAACATGTAACAATCGCACTCTTATTAACTACAAGTTCACTCGTTCCATCTTCTTTCTGAACTTGCTCCTTAAATCCTTTATTAAAAACAGGACTTTGAGCAATCCAATCTGCTAATGCTTCAGCTTGTTCAAATGAATTAATTTGATTAACAGCTAAAGCAACACTTCCATTTTTACTTCTTGTATTAACAAGAGCACCACTCACATCTTCATCAGTCTTTTCGACTGGCTTCATTTGTGGTTTATCCATACGCAAATATAGTAATTATAATTGTACCACCAAAGAAAATAGCAAGAAATTAACCGAAAATTTCACTAATATCATTAACCCATATCGGAACATTCTCGGAATCTTGCTGACGCTGGATTAACTTCTGTTTGTCCCTTGACCTAACATCTTTATCACCAATTTTGAAATCATCAATGTAAAGATTAATAATAACACAATTCTTATTAGGGTTCATATAATTATAAGTCTTACCTCGTGCGACACGTTGTCCGTGAGTATTAGAATTACAACTACCACCAGTCGTTATGACTTGTTCGATATTTTCTATCGTTAAACCCTCGTTAAGACTTTGTGCAGTAAATAAATATTTATAAGTACCATTCTTAATCCCTTCAATAGCTAACTTTTTAAGAGAAGTTTTACCTAATCGTTTAGGTTCACCATTTTTATAAGTATATGAAACACCAGTTTCAGGATTAATTACATACCTACTTTCAATAGCACTATGAAAAGGAATACCGTCTTTACTGAAATAATCAGCTAAATCAGTAACCATAGCTATTGATTCATTAAAACAGATAGTAGGAACACTATTAGTTTTAAGAATTTCAATAACAGCATTGATTTTAGGTCTGTTATGAATTAAAATATCATTACGTTGTCTAACAAAGTCCTTAAACTTCTTAGCACGTTCGTAAATATTATCGGGATTCCAAAGATTATTAATTCGTTTATTATAATCATTATCGAGTGGCATATCACGAGTCCAACCCATTAATGAAGCTAACATATTACGAATAACAGTAGGTTTAATAAAAGTACTACTGCCATTTCTATCTTTATAATTATAACCAGTAAAAGATGCAAGAACTAATGCAAAATCACTGTCAAAAACTTTATTACGAAACTCTTGATTAATCACTTTATGTAATCCACCAAATGTTTCAAGAGTTTCAGAAATCATATCAGAATATTTAGCATATCTAATTTTGTCATGTTCATCAAGTTCAATAGCTAAATTATATTCTGTACTATTTGAAATCCAACCTTGCGATACAGCTTCAATCTCAGTAATCTTATCAATTACTGGAGCACCTAATTCATTAAGAATAGATAATTGATTTTTATTTAATGTAGAACCAGTAAGACATAGAATAAATTTATATTCTATATTCTTAATAGCTATGAGAGTTTTATCTTGTAATAACTTATGAACTTCATCAAGAATTAGTAAATCAACTTTAATAGGAAGTTTTCGTTCTATTTTAAGTTTATTTACATGATTAATAAGAGTATTACTACTCATTATATCAATCCATTGTTCTTTCGGACAAAATTCAGTAAGATTATCAGCAAGATTTTTAGTAGTTACAGCATTTGGAGCGATAGCCATAATTGTTCGATTAGGATTAGCTTTAACCAGTTTACCAACAATCATAGCTGCTACTCGTGTTTTTCCAAATCTCATTATAAGATTTAGAGTACCTCGACCTTTGGCATCACGCCATTTGTTACAAGATATTTCTTGTCTTTCGTCTCTTGTCATACTCTAATATCTCCAATAAACAGTAGGAACATTTTCACGTTTAAGTCTTTCAATACAATCCATAATATATTGTGTTAGCATTTCACAATTACCAAAGTGCATTTGAAAGACCATTTCTTTTTGTAATTCCTCTACTGTTTTACCATAACAAATATCATCAAATTCATGCATAACACATCAATCACAATCACGCTTTACAATACCACCATCATGACTAATATATCTCCATTGATAACCATAAGCAGTTTTAGAATTACTTTTAGGAGTACAAGCCCTAACAATAGCATAATAAGCGAGTTTAGGATTTGTTTTTTTTAGCTCAATAGTTAGAGCATTAGCAGCGTCTTTAGTAGAAGCATAAGTAGTTATATACTTCCCCTCTCTTGTAAACTTAGCTACACGCAAACCAATTCTATGATTTTTAATATTAACTGGTTTAATATCAGCTATTGCAAGACCATCAACTTCATGATATACAAGGTCACCATTCATATTAGTATTTTATTAAAAAGGTAAATAATCTCCATTTTCTATTGCACGTTTATATTCTTCCTCACTTGAAAAACCATACATACCCCAGATAGTATTGTTAATAGGAATGTCATTAGCAGGATTAATAAACGATACATTGTCATCTTCAAAATCAACTTCAAACAAACCATCTTCTTCAGGACTTTCAATAGGCTCTAAATGTTTATTATTAGACATAGCACCAAATAAATCACCTTGAACCGCAACCATACCAGCAGTTTTCTTATTTTTACCATATAGAATCTTAGCACATTCTTTTTTATAATAACTAAAATCTATATGATAATCATCTTCCTCAACATAATCATTAAAAGGACGAACACTACATTTAGCTACAATTCGATTAATTTTACTTGGTTTATTTTTATCAATTTTTATAATAGTTCCACTACAATAAGATACATCAGCAATATAGAAACGATTAGATTTTTGAAGTTCTTCATCGTGAAGTTCACCGTTTACAATACTACGATATATAATATTAAACTTAGCATCAGTCTTTTGACTAATACAATAATCATAAATAGCTTCTTTGCTACTATGAATATGATTTTCTATTGTATCAGCATAAGGAACATTATATAAAAGAAATAGGTTAAGAGCTTTTGGAACAACCGGATAAGCATAACCTTTATTAAAAGCAATAGTTTCAATAAAAAGACCTTTACGTTTAATATAAATATCTTCAAGTTCAGCTATTGCTTCTGGTGTTTTATCAATTAATTTATTATAAGCATCTTGAAAACCTTCTTTAACAGCAATATAATTATTTACATCATTACGAAGATACTTTTCATAATTAGTAAATTCAAGTTCAAAATTGTTATATTCTTGCCACCAATCACAACAGGCTTTGTAATCAGCTTCTTGTTCAGGTTTAATGATACAAACAATACCATCAGTATTGGCAGATATAACTTTAATACCTTTGAGTTCCAGTGCTTCAATAAGCATTAAAAGACAAAGTTGTAGATTTATAGTAACTTTATAAGTACATTTAGGGTCATAAAGATAATCATTTATATCTCTAAATGCACCATACATTCTGTTGATAGCAATCTTAAGACCTTCAGCTTTAATTTTATGACGTTTACTTTCTGCTAATAATTCATGATATTTAGTATTTAATTCTTCAGCATCAACTCGATTTTGATTTTTAGCAATTTGATATTCATTTAATACTTTCTTAGCTTCTTTCATTAATTTACTGCTAAGATGTTTAGCTTCAATTCGACTATCTTTTGTATAACCGACAGTAGCTCTGAAAGGATTTCTTTCGAGATGTTCGGGATAAACATCATAACTAAGAATACCATTAGGATAAAAACTACTAACATCCGCATCACGTAAACTAAATCCATCTGCAATTATTAAACCCGGTTTATCTTGACTATGTAAACCACCTAAAGCCATAGTATATACCGCATCACCAAATTGAAATTCATGCTTAAATTTATCTTCATCTTTTGTACTACCTACAACAATAGTAGATTGTGCAACAGTACGAAGTAAATCATTGAGAATTTTAGTTTGAAATTTAAGTTTAGGACTTAATATACTGGAAACTTTAATTTTCCATCTATCAGTCTTAGTATCCATAAAATCTTTTCTATCAATACCGCTAAACTTCTCATAGAGAGATGTAGTAATAGCTTTACCAATAGAACTTCTTGACATATTGCGGACATCAATTCCAAACTCTTCAGATATATCTTCTCGTAGTTCAATTTCAGCCTTTTGACTACGTTCCAGTTCTAATGTAATAAGAACATCATTTACATTATAATCACAAATGTCATAAATATCTTCTTCTCTAATTCTACAATTATAAGCAATCGGTAGATTCTGAATACGATACCATTTTAAGCAAATAGCAACTTGTTTAAGACTGGTATAAGTCTTATCAAGATAAAGAATCTTTTGAATATCATAATCAGTAAAAGGACGTTTATAATATTTCTTGAAATTAAGTAAACGACTATATCCTTTACCAAAATCTACACAAGCGCAACTATGGTCATATAGAATTTGTGTAATATGTTTACTTTCTTTCTTATTAAAACCTTTTACATCAAGATATTTATAATTATTAATAAAAATATCTAACATAATTTTATCATAATTATTACTGTTATAACCAGTAAGAATTTTATGTTGAATAAAGAAATCCATAATAAGTGGCCCATCATTTCTCCACTTACCAGTAGTATAATCAATCCAAATAACAAATTGTTTAGCACCCATTGCTAACAACAATTTAGCCTTTGCTTCTTTCAGTTCTTCAAGATTACCTTCTTTACCATTTTTAATAGCAAGACATCTTATATCAACAACTTTATAAACGTCAATAAGTTTTTGGTCTGCTGTCTTAGGTATAAAGGTAACTTCAAATAGATTAGGATATATCTCTACATCATATTCATAAGCATTATTCATAATAACACTACTTTATCTGTAATAACGATATTCTTTACATAATTCAGCAAATATGTCACTAATTAGATTAAAAGATTTAACATATTCTGAATAACATTTGTTACGCATAATATAGGCTGGTGAATATATAGGAATTAATATAGCATCATTAAACCTAACCGGTTTATTAACAACTGATGCCATACTTTTATATTTTTCTTCTTTAAGGAACTGATAAACAAATTGTCCAACAGCAACAATAATAGTAGGTTTATATTTCCTAATAGTTGCTATAAAATTTGGATAACAAGTTTCAGCATAATGTTCAGTTGGTTCAGCACAAACACACTGAATAAGAGTTGATTTAATAGTCCAAGCAGTTAATTTATAATCGTTAATAAATTGACTAACTATTTTAGTTGAACGACCATTAAATATAGTTTGAGTTTTATAATCTGTAATAGTTGGTGTATCACCAACAAACATAATAGTACGCCTCAAAGTGGGCGTGCAACCCGCTCCCCCACCGGGTATCCGTCGATTAGCAATAGATAAATAACATCTTTCACAAGCATTACACATAATATTAATACTATTAAAAATATCAGATGAAACAGTCTGATTAATAAGATTATGTTTAATACTTCATAATAACACTTTTACGAGCACGAGATAGAGCTACATACATAAGTTTATTACGAATATCAATATCATTTTCTCTACGACCAAATCTCGTATTTTGGAAAACAATATCTGTCAAATCTATTGCTACATTATCAAAAGTAGAACCTTGTGTTTTATGAACAGTCATAGAATAACCATAATCTATGTCTTTATTAATCCACTTAGTTCCTTGAATAGTTTCAATACTGAATTTAAGATTTGTTAAAAAACGATTCTTGAATTTATAATAAACATACCAACCATGTTGAACACGATTAGCAGCTCTATTATAAAGATGTGTTAGAATTTCCTTATATTTAAGAAACGAAGCATCTTTTGTATCTACGATAAGAAACGGTTGAGTTATATGACCATCATACATAGATTTAAGATTAACGGCAAATGTTTTAATACCTTCATCACTAATATAAGGTCTAATATCTTCAAGAATATAGTCTTCACTATTTAGAATAATTGGTTCCTTAAATTCATCAACAATAGTATTATAAGATAATACCAAATCATTAATATGAATTATATCAGCATCTTTACCAACTATACTATTACGAACAATACTATTCCAATCAGAAACAGCTTTATTCGTATAAGCAGTAATTCTAAAATGATCTATATTCTTATGAAATGTATCTGAATTAAATTCATCAATAAGTCTTTGATTAAACATAGTTCGTGGAATAATTTCATAACCAATTCCATCTTGTATATTAGACCTATTTCGAACTATATAATTTAGAAAAGTATTTGTTTGATTTTTAATATCATCTCTTAAAAGACTAAATAGTTCAAGAAGAGGATTACCTTCTTCTTGTCGTACAATATCAGTAAGAACAACTTTATTCTTAACAGTAGCAAATGTTAAAGATATTTCTTCATTTACAGGTGGTAACTGAAGAGAATCACCAACATAAAGAATCTTAACATTATAAGTAGTAGCACGATTTCGATTAAGTTGGAATAAATCCTTATTAATCATAGAACATTCATCAATCACAACAAGATTATAATTTTGTATCTTGCTTGGATTAAGAGGGTCAAATTGAGGATTCTCAATATCAAAATTCTGTAAATCAATATTAGGTTTAAGACCATGCAAACTATGCAAAGTCATACCTTTTCTACCTACTTGAGATTCAAGAACTCGAAGAGCTTTGTGTGTAGGAGCTGTAACAGTATAAGACTTATTAACAATATTATCGAGAAAATATCGAAGAATATAAGTATTATGAGTTATAATAAAATCTTTTGTTACAAAAAGTTTATTATTACCTTCTACTGCAATGCATGTAGTATCAGATTCATAATCTAATTTAACAATAGATTTAATATAAATATGGTCATTATATTTAGTAGTCTTAGACTTATAAGAATTATATTTATTCAAATGCTTTTTACTACTAAAAATAATATCATTTGTTAAAATATGAATGTTATAACAAATATTAGTATCACGTTTATCTTCATATACTGTAACAATATATCCTAAACTCCTACAAAGATATACAAAATTATCTTTAAGTTGTTTAGATATAGTATTAAAACTAAATCTATTCTTTTGACCTACACAACCATCAGAATCCATTAAACCTTTAAGGAGTTCTTGTCTTTGTTCAATAGAACTTTCAAGATATTCAGTAGGAATATATTTATCAATAGATTTACATAATAAATTATAATCTTTTAATTTATCATTAACTATTTCAACATCACCATTAAATATAATATTAGTATAATTTTTATCAGAATGCCATCTATAATCAGCATTATCTAATAATTTAGCAACTTTTATAATAATATCTTCTTCATCAGAAGAAATTTCAATTTGATTTCTATAATTAACATATTGAGTTGTAAGACAACCATCACCAAGCAATATACCTAAAACATAAGGTGGTATATTGAATGATTTATGATTACCAATAATAGGAGCTACTGGGATAGCATATTTATATCCTATTTTATCAATATATAAATTATCAGAATCATTAAACAATTCTAACGTAGAAATAGTTTTAGAATATCTTAAATTATCACCGCTTATTCTATGATAATTTTGCAACATTCTTTTAGTACGAATTTGCCATAAATGATTCTCATCACATATAATAGTTCGTCCATCACTAAAAGTAATTTCATATAAAGGTCTTTTACCTTGAGGATATACACCTTTTACCTTTTGAAAACCTTCATATGGAGTAGCAACTAAATCTCCAATTTTAAGAGATTCAATAGAAGTCCAACCTTTGTTTGTAAGAACTGGAGTACCATTTAATAAAGCTTTGCCCGTACCAGCATAACCTTCAAGTGTACATTCAAGTTCATTACTAAAATACCAATCAGACAACTTGTCGATAGCCTGCTGTTGCCCCGGATATAGTTGCGAATAATCGCCCGTGGCGGCCTGTTTTGGCCTCGCTGACGGCTTATTTTTGTTTGCCTTAATACTTGTAAGGTCTTTCAATTTATCTGCGTCCATATCGGCTAAAATGCAGTGTTTTGGATATACTCAAATGCCTTACTAATAAGAGTTTCATAATGATTATTACTTATTTTATAAGTTTCAGGAGTAGGACAAACAAATATTACATCTTGTTTGTCAGTAGTTCGATTAACATAAGCTCTAACACCCATAACATTAGGAGTTGTAATCATAACAATATCATAATTCTGTAACAAAAACTCGAATATTATTATGAATTGTAGCGATAGGTCTAACTTTGTAAAAAAGTATCCGGGGTCATATCCTCGTTTCTTCAAATATTGAAGTAATTCCGGCATGACCACCGAATACTCTTTAATTGCGTCGAGAAGCATAATATTTTGGACTTAATCTTTTGAAAACTTTTTCGTTTCGATTATTAATACGTTCCATATCAAGTTTTCCTACTCCATTTTCAAGAGTAATCCAAATCTTCATTTTAGGAACAATAAGTTGCCAATACTTTTTCAAGTTTTCAATATCAGCTTCAGCAGCACTAAAAGGACGAATCGTAAACCAATCCCAATGTTCATTATCAGGTGTACTAAATGCAAATGTAGCTTTCTGATAATCCTCATCTGTTATATCAATAGGATAACGTTCATTATCGACAATTCCATAAAACTTATTATCATAAAAAAACACCTCACACTTTATAGCATGAGGTGTCATATTTGAAGTTTTACTTCTTGTTCGATTAGTTGAATCTCTATTGATATTAGCTTTCTTTACAGGAACAAGTCCTTTAATTTTACTAAAATCCATTTATCGACCACAACGAGAACATAAAGTATGAAGCATCTGTATAGTATTGTCATTATGAAGTTTTGTAAAATCTTCACGTTTGCACTTAACAACAGTACCACTGGTATTAAGTTTAATTTGGAACCAATGAGAATCTTTGTCAAACTTCGTAACAACACCAACCCTATCATCACGAGAATAAAGTTGATATCTGTCTACAACAGAAAGACTTGAAATCTCAACAACTTCATCGACAACAGTACGAGTAAGAATAGTTTCAAATGCACCTTCATATCTGACTTTTACACCAGCGAACAGTGCATCACGAAGCGTTTTATATTTTCTATCCTCTTCGGGAACATCATCTCCATAAGGAATTGTATCATACAAACCGCGAATGATTCCACTGAAATCACTATGAATAATCGAATAAGTTTTTGTAATAACTTTATCCTCTTGTTCAGTAGTAACTTCACCGATAAGTTTTGCAACTTTCTTAGAAGCATCAGCAATAGATAATACTTTACCATTATCAAGATAGACTTCGCTACGTTGAGGTACAACCTTTTTAACAATAGAAAATTCACCTTCGTCAAGAATAAAATATCCAGCACGAGGTTTAGTTTCAATAGTAATAACTTTTAAGTCAAATGTCATAGCACTTATGAAATTTTAATTTGTTTAACTTTTACTTCCATTTCTAATTGTTTTTCTACTTTATCTTTACAAAGTTGAACTAAATAATTAACATTATCATTGTAAAGAACAGTATCACGTTTTAGGGCTACTTCAAGACTATCGGTAATAGATTTACCACAATAATCTATTTCGTATTCAACTTTAACCCTAACTATATGCGTAGCAGGAGTTAATTGACTTTCTAATATCCAATAATTCTTAGTACCAATCTTAACTAATACTTTAAGTTCACTGGATGAATTATTAACATCAATAACACGACCATATCTACCTTTACTGGTTACGACTTGTTGGCCTACGTTTATCATTCTTCTTATTATAATTTTGATTGTTATCTTCTCGAAGATTTCTATTAGGTTTAGACCTTCTCTTATCTCCGTTATCTTTCGGATTAAGATATTTGTCTATCTGATTAGCATTGAGTTTAGGCATAAACTATTTACGACTAATAAAAGTTAAACAATCATTTGTTTGATATACACTTTCTGTAATCATAGTTTTAGTCTTATCACATTCATAATAAGTCTTTCGTTCAGTTCGTGACTCATACGAAGTTTTACTTTTACAATACTTACAAGCTCTACAACTATGAACTTGTATAATAGGTTGCTTACTCATACCATAATGTTAGATAGTTTTAATTTGTATTTAATTAAGAGTTAATTTAGTAGCAATTTAAGTCGGCTTCGCTGCTGGGCTTCGCCCAGCGCTTCGCTACCCGGTGGGAGAGGAGGTTGCACGCCCACTTGTCGCGCGGGTTTCGTCATCATTAAAAAGACAAGAACGAGGAGTACTCTCGTTTCTTGTTCGTTGCTCGTCAGCACTAACAACAGCATTACTAAATGAACGTGTTGAAACTTACATAATATCATTCCGCTTGGCGCCAGCGTTAGCCTTATGAGTATCCATAAGTACTGTCACATTTTCAACTTACAGATTTTTGACAGCTTTGTCTGTAAGGCTGTGTACTCGGATTGGTACACTCGCGTCCATCATTTGGACACTTGTAGCGGATACAAGAGTTGAACTTGCAAGAATATTACTATTCGTCGGATTTTAAGTCCGATGCGTTTACCAATTTCGCCAATCCGCCTTAAACCTATTATTTAATTCACATTTAAATCTTTTGTAAAAGTAATAGCTTTAACAATTATTTGTCTATCAAGTTCTGCTTCTGCTAATGTTTTAGCTATAATAGGAATCGAAACTCCATTAGCATACATAATTGTAAAATAATACGGATACAGTTTAGCGTGAGGATTAGTATCATTAGCCATAAGAACTTTACTAATAACAATAATCGGAAGAGTGTAATCATTAGCTAAAACAGTTCCAGAAGGTAGAGTGATTAAAGTCATAATATTATATATTAGATTAGAATTTACATGAAAAAGAGTACCACTATTATCACAACAGAAGTACTCCGAGATGTCCATTTCAAAACATCAACATTTGGAACACAACAATCCCAATGTGAGCCGTGTGTAGGATTCGAACCTACAACCTGCTGATTACAAGTCAGCTGCTCTACCATTAAAGCTAACACGGCGTAATTATAGATAATCAGCTGGACTTACACCAGCCTAAAATACAGTTAAGTCTCGACTTATATATCACCAAGCACACGGTCGGTTGCATTTATATCTCTACCATGATTATTTATAATAGTTGAACTATTAGGATTCGAACCTGAAATCTGAGAACCAAAATCTCATGTGTTACCATTACACCATAGTTCAAGAAAACAAGTTGTAAAAATAGTAGTTTAATACTGGATTGCCTATCGAGGATTTCTACCCATTACATATTTTGTTATGATAATGTATTTACAACTTGTTGTATTAATTTGTTACTTATTATTGTGAATAATCGTTACACGATATACAGGACGACACTTATTACGTTCATCACCACCGACTACGATAGTTTGAGCATGACTGATTTTACGACCTTTTCCCATTTTACCAACTTTATTATTTTTGTTAGCACGAGTGATAATGTAAGGCATAGTTCTTGTGTTTGTTTGTTTATTATTTATGATTCAAATATAATAATTATATATGGTATGACCAAACAAATCTTAAAATTTATTTTGCATCATCATATATAATAGTGAGTGAACCATCAGATTCCTCACGAGTTTTAATTTTATTAATAACTTGATTAATGACAATAGTTGCAATAGCCATTTTGTCTTTTTCCAATATTACAGGACAATAATCAATTAGTTTACGATAAATGTATTCAATTTGTTTCTTAAATATACTTGTAACTTCAGGTTCAAACCTATGAATATTATCGTAAGCCTTTTGATTAATAACAAATAGGATATATAACTGTTTATCATCAAAAACAAGTCTATCTTCGATTTCTTTAACAACATCCAAAACCATTTGACCAGCATCTTGCTGACTTGTTTTGAAACAATTAATATTATCACAATTAATTCTATCGAGAACTTCTCGAACGATATTATAATAATATTTGGTTGAATGTCGATAACGTTTACCAAAGATATTAACAACTTCTTCAAGAGCAAAGAACATAATATAACAATATATCATCGTCAGATTTGTCATTAGAATAATATCATTATATATGCCTCTTTTCTTAAAATCTTTTTCTTGTTCAGCAGTCATATTTAGCTAATCTGATTTTTTCGCAGCTCTAATGACTTTAATTAAACATATTGTTGCAACAATCATAATAAGAATGATACTACCAGTATTCTTTTCCGTTTTATAATCATTTGCGTGAATACTATTATATTCTGCAACAGTCATAGGCCTAATAGCAGATAATGAACTACCTCGTAAATGTTCCGGTTCCACACTTGGAAATACTATATCAGCACCAATATCCGCAGGAGCATTTTCGACACGAGTCATTGTTGGATTAGGGTCTTCGAACTGAATAACACAATCTTCTAAATTTGGCATAATTTACATGACATAAATAACAATTCGAGTAATATAAACTTGTCTTCCAGTAGGTTCAGTTTCAGTTTTAAGAATATATTCTTTTCGACGAACTACATATCGAACATTATTGATTTCAATATAATCGTCACGACTAACATTAATATCACCTTGTATAGGTAAATTAATAATAGTACCTTTTGTTTTAGATATAATTTCACATAACATAGTTTCTATATTATTAATAGTAAGAGTTATAATAATAGTTTCGTGAGTAACGTGACAAGTGGGCGTGTAACCTCCTCTCCCACCGGGGAGCGGAGCGGCTGGGCGTAGCCCAGCTGCGTAGCCCTCTCCAGTTGCAACTTATTTTTTATTAGCTTTTCTGTAAGCATCACGAAATTCTCGAACAGTATCAGCGAACGATTTACGATAAATACGCCGACGTTCTTTACAATAGTAAACGACTTGTGCGATACCGTTTACTTCTTTAACAGATACAATTAGTTTAGCAGTCATATGATTAACAGTTTATACTCCAATAGTAATACCAGTTAGGAAAGCTAATGAAATAATTATATAAATAATACCAGTGAGAGTTTTTGATTCATCACCGTCAATACATTTACAAAAGCCTATTAGACCTACTAAAACCCAAAAGACTATTGCTATTACTTTCCATATCATAAATTAATACTGATTATGAATCATTGTATCAATTTTACAAGTATTTTCAAGATAATCAAGATATTTATGATATGAACTTTCACTTGTAAAACGATAAGAATATTGATTATGGTCTGTTTTAATATCAACAAGATGTCCATTATCATCTAAATAAATAGACTCAATAGAATACTTATTAATATAAACATCCCCCAAACATACAAAACCATCTTGAATATCATTATTAATAGCTTTATCAACTGCTCTATCTTTGGCCTTATTATAGGTATAAGTAATAGCGGAAATAATAAAGCAAATGATGATACAAATACAAGGAAGAAAAAACATACTGTTCGACATAATTGAATTATTGTTAAAATTTATAATGTAAAATGTGCTATAACTTGACCAATCAGTAAGAATAATAGTACGAGAGATACTATTTTAATATTTTTATTTACTGATTTGAATGTTGATAGTTCTCGTTGAAGTTTACCGATATAAGATGTTTGTCTTTCAAGTCGGTCATTTAATTCTTCATTACGAGATATGAGAGCTTGTACTTTTTCTGATATTTCATGAGTTTGTACTGTTGCTTCTTCAATAGTTTTAGAGTTTCGTAAACTAAAAAGTCTTATTTCTGCATATTGAAGAATAAATTCTCGTGATGTTGTACCTAATGCAGATGTTTCTATCGAACTAAGTATATCATAAATATCTTCGATAGCTAATGTAGGAAATTTCTTATGTAATGCCATCATATCAGGCATTGAAATATTACTTATACCTGCAACGATTGTTCGTTCTAATGCAGATATTTTTCGTTTAGGAGATTCTATTGTGTTCATAGTTGATTAAATTAATGAAATGAGATATTTTGCAAGTAATACAATCCAATATCCTCCGAATAAGAATATTAGAAATGATGCTTGTAGTTTTTCTGTTAATGTAAACTCTGGTTCACCAATTATGTCTACTGAATTTCCTACTGTTAATATAACAAATAAATAGGAAATTATAAATCCAATGATAGCACAAGTCATGATAATAATGATGTTAAAATTAATATAATTAATAATAAAGATAAGTAATATAAAAGTAAAGAATAAATAATTACAATTAATATTACAAATTCTATTACAAATGATGATGAAAATATTATAAATGTAATATAAAGAAATCATAATAATAATGAAAAAGAAAAAGCTATAACAAAATCTATTAAGATTGTTATTACAATTTCAATAGAAAATAAAAGACTGAAAATTGTTATAGTTATTATTATGAAATCAATAATTACAATGATTGGAATACTATTTGCCTAAAATTAGAGATTCTGATAGTGAAAATGATAAAGATAAAAGTGGAGATAATACCTCCGCAACTAATTCCTCTAATTCACATCATTTTAATCTCTTAAATTCTTCTTTAATATCTTCCAGTTTTTCTTCTGAAATTAATACATTTTGTCCTATTCTAAACACTTGTTCTTTTACTGTTTTAATTGCTTCTTCTTGTCCTCGTAATTTTTCTACTAAAATTCGAAATTCATTTTCTCTTTCTTTTTGTAGATTTACAAAATGCGTAATAATAAATCCCGTAATTGTGATAATTAATAGCACAACATAACACGAAATTAATATCGCTTGCGGAACAGTAAATCCTATTTGTTCTAATGATAATCCGAATATAGCTAATGATTCAATTAGAACTAATACTATAAATCCTAACCATTTCATAGTTTTAATAGTGTTGGTCGTAATGAAACTTAAAGTGTTGGTCGTAATGAAACTGATAATTTACGAAAAGAATGACGAACATCATTACGACGTTCGCCATCCTTAACGTTAGTTATTTAGTGTGCTACCGGAAGCGAAAGCAAGGTATTTCTATCTTCCTCGTTAGCCATATTCGGAACACGTCCGAACATCAGACGGAAAGTTTCAACACGATATGCCATATCACCGGCAGCGTTTGCGGCTCCGTTGATACGATTAATCGCGGCACTCTTGAAATCCGTATCTTTGTACTCCTTGCCGATAGCCTCAACTATCATTGTACCAGTAGTACGATAAGGAACAAATTCGCCCGGTTTGTACTCTTTGCCGTCCACTATTACGGCCTTTTTGGTTTTGTAGCCCCATTCGCCCGGCTCACCTTTCGGTATTACTCGCAATGTCATTTCGTAATACTTTGGCGGATTTGTTAGCGTATTCAGTTCCTCGACCATGTTTCCGGCATTATCTCGTTCGGCTGTTTCCTCGCTAATACAAAGGCACGAAAAACCGAACATTTTAGCCCTACTTTCGGTAATACTTAACGGTGTGTCAAGTTTCGCACCGCTTTCGGCATCGAATGCACGAAGGAATACGACATTATCGGTATTCTCTTTACCGTTAATTGCCAGCGGTTTAGTCTTACCACTAATACGAACAACTTTAACAATTGTTTCAGTTGCTTCTTTGATTTGCTTTGCCATAGTTGAATAATGTTTAGTTAGACTATTCAGGAAACGTTTATTTTTTTCTTTCCTGCAATCTCAAGCGGGGGGCTTCGCAAACCCTTGAATGGACGGGGCAGTTTCATTAGGTACTTCCACAATACAAATATTTATATTATTTTTAATGCTTTTAAGATTATATTCTATTGCATCTAAATCAATTGCAGCATAGACTCTTTTATATTGTTCCATAAAATCATCTATTAAATTATTCTTATCTATAATTATTAAAATTTCATAATCCTTAGAATTTTTATTTTTATTAATATCGTTATTATAAATACCTTTGTAAACACTTTCATAATTATTAAAATCTTTATTCTTTATATTATCATTTCATTCAATCTATAAATCTTAAAAACCCTTAATATTTTTATCACTATTGTAATATCTAAAATTATCATTTTTATTTTTACATCTTTTATTCATTTTAAGATTCATAAGTTTATTATAAACATTCATATTATTTCCGATACCTGCGAAAAGACTTATAGATTTATCACGAAATTTATTATTAAAATCTTCATTTTTATCTTTACAAAAGTTATTAAAATCCTTAAAAAATTTATCTTTATTCTTATCATTTATAAAAAGACTTGTATCATTATTTATAAAATCACTTAAAATCTTTTTAATTTCATTATTAAATCTTATATTAAATTCTCTAATTTTTGAATTTTCATTTTCTTTATTTTTAATTTTACTTAAAATTTCATTAGTTTATTTATTAAAATCTCTATTATTTTCATTACCATTTTCCTTAATTTTTGAATTAATTTTTAATGTAATTTCAATATTACTTGTAATTTGTCTTTTTTCTCTATTTAATTCCGCTATTTTTTCTTTTCTTATTTTTAAAAGTTCTTTTTTTGAATCGAGATTTCCAAAACCTTTAGGGCTAAAAACAAATATAAACACGGTAAATATTATTCCAATTAATATTATTCCGTAAAAAATTCCCGCTTTAACCCTAATCTTACAATACATAAACTATAACCTTATAAAATCTATGGTTTATTATCGGAAGGTTAGAGTTTAAAATTAAGCGTAGACATTAATGTTATATTGACAAATTTTTTTATATATGTTATATTTATCTAACAATTTTTTAAGGTTATTTTATGAATAAGAATTATGTTTGGGTTAATCCTGTTATAATGGTTCAATACGATATAGAATATTTAAAATATATTCTATCAAAAAACGGTTTTGAGATAGTATTGCCTAATAAAAACTGTTCCGATATAGTTAAAAATAAGTATAGAAAAAAATATTTAAATTCTGATAAATGTATAATTGATTCAAGATGCCCTAAAATTTATGAATATATAGATAATAATGATAATAGCTATGAATATGCTAATATTAATCCTATTTTAATAGAAACTGCTATAGAATTAAAGGCTCAAATTGAAAATAATATAATTATAATAACACCTTGTGTTGCTTTATCCAATTTTGGAAATTCATTAAATCTAGAAGGATTAATTTTTAAAACTTGGATAGAATTTGTAAAAGAAAATAATATAATATTGGATGAAAATAAAAAAAGAAAACTAAATTCTAGTC